CTTGATGGGGCAATTATGTATGTTACCGGAAGACCTTGTCACAAATGTTTAAGGATGATCCTCCAAAAAGGAATAAAAAATATTGTATACTGTGACGCCAACCTAGCCGTAATGCAAGATGCTGATGAAAAGGCTATCGTAGATCTGATGTTGGAATATTCTCCTAAAGTTAATATCAGAGTAATAAATAACATTGACAGTGTATATAATATATTGTTGAATACTGCTCAATACATTAAGAATAAAAACCCAACAAAGATATTGTGAAAATAGACATACAGTCCATTGACAGAAACAATTTTATGGTTCACCAACACAAAATTGGTGATCATGATTGCTTTCTTGTTCAGCCTGTACCGTTTGGGACTGTATGGAACAAGGATAATCTTATATTTCGTTCGTCTCTTTGGGACAAAGATGGAAATCCTATATCATTGAGCTTCAAGAAGTTTTTCAATATGGATGAAAAGCCGGATTTGTTTCCGACACCATCTTCATTGAAGTATTCCCGTTTGATGGAAAAGTTGGACGGTTCTACCCTCATATTTTCTAAATACAAGGGACATCTTGTTGTGCGTACAAGAGGTACGGTGGATGTTCGCGCTCAACCAAACGGCGATGAAGTGGATTTCTTACTATCTAAGTATCCAAAATTTAAAGAATATCTTCACAGCGCAACAAATACCGAGTCGTATATCTTTGAATGGATGACTCCTACCAACAGAATCGTTCTTGATTATGGAAATCAGCCGGATATGGCATTGATTGGTGTCATATACCACGATAGCTATCAGATGATGACTCAGACAGCTCTCGATACTCTTGCTGAAAATATGAATCTCCGCCGTCCAAAGACATATTCGTATAACAGTGTGGAGGACATGAAGAAATCGGTCGCCGAAATGCGTGACAAAGAAGGCGTTTGCTTGTATTATAACAACGATCAAGACATTATAAAAATAAAGTCTTCGCATTACCTATTCTTACATCGCGCAAAGAGCGAAATCTCTAGCATCGATAAGGTAATTGACGTTTACATTGATTGGTTTATTCCTCGTCATACTTTGTCTCACGAACCTACTGGATATGTTGAGTTTTTTGAATATCTTACCGAAAAGTTTGATTATGAAATCGCAACTATGGCTCGTGGACATGCATCAAATATATGCGATGCGATGAAAGAAGTTCATTCTATAATGAACGCTTTGTTTGAATTCGGCGGCGCCCGCAAAAATATGCCTCGTAAGTATGCGGCAGCAGAAATTCTTCAAGCATATGGTAGTACGGGTAGAGCTGCTATAGTGTTCAAGGTACTGGACGGTAAGGTGATTGGGTCGGATGAATATAAGAAAATCCTATACCAAGTCCTTAAATGACCATCACAAGGCATCCTGTGAGACTAAAACTAATTATGAGTCTCGCAGTGATGCCATTCGTGATGCTAAAAGGATACTGTCGGAATATCGTTCCGAAAGAACTCCATATAAGTGTAGTTATTGTGGATTTTGGCATTTAGCGACAAAATATTAATATTTATTTATGATGACAAAAACAGTATATGTTGAAAAAATTGCAAAACGACTTGAAGTCGGTGACATTGTTGTTTCCGCTACAAGAAAAAAACTCAAAGTTACGCATATTCTAAATAAAGAAAATAAAACAATTGTACTATTTGATGATGACATGGAGATTGATTTCGATCCATATGTAAGAATAGATAAAGTTATTCCTCATTCAAAATAATATTATGGAAAAAGTTACATTATTGAACCCAAAGATATACCCAAAGGGTTGGGGGCAAGAAGTCTGGGTAATCAATTGTCCAGACTACTGCATGAAGTTCCTTCATTTTAAGGCAGGTTCTAGGGGATCTATGCATTTCCACGTTTCGAAACATGAAACTTGGTTTATACAAAAAGGTAAGCTACTTCTCAGTACAATCAACACAGGCACAGCCGAAAAGGTGGAAGTAATTCTTACACAGAATGATGTGGTGGATATTCCAAAGCTAAATCCTCATCAAGTATACGCAATGGAAGACACAACTATCATAGAAGTTTCTACGCAGCACTTTGAAGATGACTCATATAGAGTTTCGCCAGGAGATTCTCAACTAAAGTCTTGACTTTTTATATATACTGTCTCATAGTTATATCTGAAAGGATATATTATAAATGAATGTAGTAAATCAACCTGTTCTATGTCTAAACGGACTATGGCAAGCTCTTAACACCAAGACCGTTAAGGAAGCTCTTATTGCTATGCTCGGAGGAGCTGACGGGAAAAATCCTGCTGCCCTTGCGATAGACATGAATTTTTCCGTTGATGAAAATGGTAATGTTGACTGGGATAATCCAGAATATGTTCAACCTGTAGATTGGGACACTTGGAAAAATCTACCTATTAGAGACTACGATCTTGCTATTCGCACGTCTAATATGACTATTCGTGCTCCACGGGTTATTATACAACCAAACTACAGTAAGATGCCAGTAGTCACTCCTCGTCCAACCAAGGAATCTATCCGTAAGCGCGACGGTGGTATTTGCCAATACACTGGAAAGGCGTTAAGCTGGAAGGAAGGTAACATCGACCACGTTATTCCTCGTACAAAGGGTGGTAGAAACACCTTTGAAAACATGGTATGGTGTCACAAAGATATAAACAGCAAGAAAGCTGACAAGACTCCAGATCAGGCTGGTCTCAAACTTATTCGTAAGCCAAAGGCTCCGCCTCCAATTCCTGTCAGTTCTACCATTCAAATCGCACATCACCCAAGTTGGATCCACTTCTTGGATAATGTGACGGAAGTCAGAGGTATATTGACATCTTGACAATATAGTGCCCAGCATATATGCTTGGGCACTTTTTATGAATATTTTAGAATATTTTTTATTATTTTTTTTGTATATCGTTATTGGATATTTGATACATCAAAATATCAAATTAAAGCGATTGCTTAAGAAACAAGAACTTTTAGGTAAAAAATCTTTGGATGAAGCTGGTCAGGCGCTTACTAATACACTGAAAATAGCGTTTGATAATATTAAAAGATTGTCTCAAAAAACAGATAAAATGTCATCTACTTTGAAAGACCATACCGAAAAAATTCATAGTATAATGTTAGGAAATAAAAGAAAGACGCAAATTTTGCAATCGATTGAAAAACACGCAGAAATAAATAAAAATTCTACGGATAATTAATATGAAAGATGAAAACACTAAACAAGTTGAATTTGGGAAATTGACTATTGGGTCCAAGTTTTATATGGTAAAACCAACTTATCTCAACGAAGACAAGTATCATGTTAAAATTACCACATCAAAGACCGAAACCGGTGTGTGGACGAATGCCAAAAACAATTATGGATTGACAACGTTTGTTCAATACGATAAGCGTGTATGGATAAAATAACAAAATGCCTAGACCAAAGAAAACTCAAAAAAAGGATTCCGGAGAGTCTTCTCCTAAATCTAAAACGTTGTTTGACCATATAAATGAAATACGTTCTGGAAAAAATCCTAAGTATTTTCAGACATTGTCTGAATCGGATAAAAAGACTTGGTCGAATTATATGGTATGCCGATTTTTGAGCATGCAACCAGAATTGGTGGAATATCTTAATGAAATTCAAAGATATTCGGGAATACTTCAACCTAAAGATTATTATAAAGTTCTGATAGAAATAGTTCCGAGTGGCCGAGCATTTTATCCATATATAAAATCAAAATCCGAAAAATATAATTCAAATTTATTGAAACTGTTGTCTATGCATTTTCAAGATAGCGAACGAAATGTACTTGAATATCTATCGCTATTGAATAAAAACGATGTTGTTAGTATAGTGTCAAAGTATGGATACGACGAAAAGCAAGTTAAAGATATGCTTGAAGTATGAAAAAGTTTAAAATAGATAAAAAGTATGTGACTAGTGTTAGAAAAGAAGAAAATGTTATTTTTTATTGCGACACCGGAGAACAAATCGAAGGTATGGCGCTAAGCCATATCGATCATCCGAAATTTACCGAACTTCGTGATAAGCTTGAGTCCGAAGGATATATCAAGACTGAACGTTTGTTTTGGAATGGAGACAGAGTTCTCAAGCCATTCTATCTTAATGGAACTAAATTCAATAAGGGACAACAATTTTCTTGTGCTTCCGCATTAAGTTGTGTATTGTATAGGAAATATGAAAATAAAAAAGCCAAAGTCAAAAAGTAAGTTTATCAAAGTTGTAATCAACACTTGTCATGGGGGCTTTAGCCT